CTGGTATACGATAAGATTGATCTAATACTTTAATATCATTTACTTCTTCTTTAAGCGCAATGAAGTGATCCACATCTGCACCAGCCCATTTGAATATAGCTTGATCATCATCACCGGCAATATAAGTTTTCTTAGCATTAGCCCAAATACATCTAACCATATCCCATTGTAAAAGAGATAAGTCTTGTGCTTCATCTATAAATAAAACTTCAAAAGTATTTTTAATATTTTTTTCTATAAAATCTTCTAAGAGATCATTAAAATCTTTTAAATTTTTTTCTTTTTTAAATCTATTTAGTTCTTCGGCAAGGAGATACAAAGTGTTTCGTTCTATATCTATAATATTTTTTCTTGAATCATAGTATTCTAAAAGATCCATTCTTTTAACTGCAGCTGTATTTATTATTGTAAGATACTCATTGTCTGAATTAAATGTACCATCATCATTTGAGAACTTTGCAGTCTTAATAGGTATGCCACATTTTTGCCCAAATTCTTTATAGTCTTCAGTCTTCATCATTTTTTCTTTAGTCATACCTAATTGATTGAAAGCATAAGAATGAAGAGTTCTAAAATTAGTTAAATCATTTTCAATATCTAAACCAAATTTATCGGCAGCTCTGGTTGCAGCTTCGGTCGCTGCTTTTTTGGTAAAAGAAAAGTAACCTATTTGTTTAGGTCTAATTCCTTTTTGAATGAATTCGTCCACTAAATTTAACAAGGTTGTTGTTTTGCCTGTTCCCGGTGGACCTAGTATTATTGTCTT